CCCCACCGCCACCTCCAGCTGGGGAGTTACCAATCTCTCGACCATAACCACCATCATTACCTTGACCTGCAGTTCCTGCGCCACCAGTTAATATTGCTCCTCCAGTTGCAGCATTAGCACCACCACCGCCTCCTGAACCGCCAGGACTACCTGCTTGTCCAGATCCGATAGCAGCACCACCGTTACCACGACCACCACCTTCAGCAGTATAACTTACTCCAGTTGCAGTAACTGTTGTATCATTACCTTTGGTTGCAGACGCACCACCGGTACCAACCGTGACCGTGTATGTTTTACCGCCGTCGATTTCTATTGCAGAACCGTTTGGAGTTTTTGGCGTTTCTGATCCATAATAAAGCAGTCCACCTGCTCCTCCTCCACCAGATGCTCCACCGCCTCCACCAGCAACCATGAGAAGTTCGGCAGTAACCAAACTACTAGTAGATAACCTTCTATAATATGTGCCTTCGCCAACGAACACAGCATTTGTTGAACGAGAGAAAACAAGATCTCCCGAATCGCCAGTTAAATCTGCGCTTGGTAGTAATCCATCCGAATCTATAAATGATACAGTAGTACCACCTGTACCAAGAGCAACATTTGTAGTATTTGTTGCTTCAGTTTTACCAAGCATTTCTGCTATATCACGTGAACGACTCATTTAATTACCTATGCGTAAGGTGAATCACCAAGTACAGATGTATCCCATGCAGCTTTTAGTTCTGCAATTGTTGTGGCATCATCAATAGCACTTGCAGCAGGTGCATCACGAAGTGCAGTCTTAGTATTTGCCGCGGCAGTTTTTGCAGATGCATCATCTGCTTCAATTGCTCGCATATAAGCTACGTCCTGTGCTTCTAATAAAGGTTTACGAACCTCACGAATTTTGTCTTTAAAAATTGTTTTTGCAGTTGCTAGATCCTCGCTGATGACGTCACCAGACAAAGACCAAGCACCACGGAAATGACGATCGGATGGTACAGTTACTGCACTTGCATCAGCCTGATTTCCATCCTTGTCAACGATATAAGTAGTTGGCATTTTATTTCTCCTTAAGCAGCTACTTTACTATTTATATTAGGATCTATCTTCCAAGCATTTCGCCACTCTCTTGTTTGTGGCAGTTGCTCTTTTCTACAGATAACTATTTTCGGTTTATTACCTTCATTCCAAGTTTTCCATACATGTCTTGGGATGTCTTTCATAATAAGATACTCAATTGCTTCTTCCTCACTCATAGAAGGCATCGGTTCTGTTTCATGTAACAGATAACCTCGAGTATGTTTTTTAAAATCTGGTTTTGCTTCATCATCGGCAAGTTCATGATAAACCCATACGGGTGGTAAAATGCCACCATTCATTGCACATGCCATCCAATTTGGATCAGGTACAAGTATCTTTGCCGGTTCATCAACGTTATCTTCAAAGACAACACGATAGTCTGACTGATATGGTTCTAGGTTTTCCTTTGCCCAACACAATCTGTCAAATAAATGTAGTTCTTTCAATTCCATTATCCTATTAACCTTCCACGAAATACGTCATATGTAGTGTTAGAATACCCATCACTGCCATCGGTTGAATAACCATATACAGAAATATAATCTCCTTTTAATAAATCATAATAAACACCCATTGTGCCAGTTTGATAATCAGTATTTGTATTATCAGTGCAATCAAGTCTTAACTGTGGATTCTGTGCAATACCATTTTTATAAAAACCGAATCTATAAACAGTATTTGCAGTACCAGTCAGTATCTGGATATAAAACTCGTATATACCAGCAACTGGAGCAGTAAATCTACATGTAGAGGGATTATAATGACCACCTCTATTAATAGCAACCTCAGTAAAAATTGTTATTTCAGCAGCCGAAGTACCCAAGGCCATACCGTTAGTACCACCACCGCCACTGGCAGCGTAAAAAATCGGCAAATCCGGATATAATAATTGACCAAATTGACTTTGTATTCTCATATCTTTTTAACCCGCTATCTCTGTTGCTGATATAAATGATGTCGCTCTTTCTCTATTATTGGCATCAGTGTCGTCAACACCCCTGTTAATATACCATGTGAGACTATAAGCACTATTAATCGCTGCTTTATATGTTACTTCGCTGAGAGTATTTGGCGTATCAAAAAATGTCAGATGACAACTTTCCATTGTCGTTGCCGCATTGTTTTGATCATAGTTTATCATAAACGCCGATATACCACATTCTCTAGAACCTACTTGTGTTACAACGTTAGAACCATCTCTTGTAAAAGTTCCTAAAGAATTCCAAATACCTGAGGTATTGTCAAATTCGCCCATAAGCTGTGCTTCTAATTTTATAATACTATTTAATTTGTTAGGTGTAATAGTAACTGTAAGGGCATTTATTTCTTTTATAACATTAGCTGTTGTAGCAACAGACGATGTTGTTACTAATTGTGTATATTGAGTTTGAATAATACCGCCTGACGGAGGAATCAGAAATCCGTTAATGCTTTCTAATCTTGCTGTGGTCATGCAAGGTCTCCTACAATCCTAATTGTATTTAGGTATACATCTACAACAGTGGATGCTTCATCTCCTACAAAATGCGCAAATTGAGATGTTGACAATATACCATATGTGTTTGGTGTGCCACCAAAATTACCATCCATCTGCGCCCATAATCTTTGTGTTCTTTCATTTGAACAAAATGCAACAGGAGCATAATTTGTATTTGCAAAATTGGTTGTAAAATTTACAGTATGCGCACCAGCACTAGTGTCAGTGACTGAGGATTGATTTAAAGAACTATTCACAGTATATGTGGAACTACCATCAAATCTTGCAAAATATCTATCAGCAACTTGACTAGTCAGCGTAACTGGACCACCTGATGATGTTTCTATTGTATTTGCTTTTAATGTACTCATACTACACTCCAATACCCATTCACAGTTATTGTAACACCGCTATCAACTGAAACTGGACCAGCAGACATTGCACGATCTGCCGAATCAATCGTATGATTAGAGGAAACGTTATCATTGTTTACCCTAAAAACATCTTTTTCAAAACCGACTAATGATAGTGTACTGGCAGAATCAACTCCTCCTCCGCCACCTCCGCCACCCGCACCTGTGGCTCCAGTAACATTTCTTGGACGCCCATTAGTCCTAAAATTAGCCGCAATAAATCTTGCTTTTGATTCTGCCATTTATACCAACTTAAAGTAATTAAATCTAAACGATGCTGCAAATGTAATAAAAGTTTGACCGTCTGCAGTTGACTCAAATTGAATATCACCAAGTGCAGTAGGTATACAATCTATATATCTGACTTGTTTTGTCTGGTTATTATGACTTGATAAAATTGATAATGATATATCTGCATATGTCGGAGTATTAGTGTCAGTTGCTGTATTACCTCTACTGCTACCTTGTCCTATATTATTATTTACTAAACGAAGAATCCAATTATACATTTCAGAATAACCTTGCAAGTTTTCATCCAATATAATATTTGTAGATAATTCATTAAATGTAAGTGATTCACCTGGGATAGGTACACCAGCAAGTCTAGGTATACCTAGTTCAACTGGATTTAAAATCATACCAGGATGTGTAATACTTTGACAAAAAAATTCTAAATTAGGATAATTACGCCTATCAATAACCAGTTTAAAACTGGTGGGTTGTAGGTAATTAAAATTTTCAGTTAAGGTCGCCATGTTTCTATTTATATAAAAAATATGAAAAAAGAGGCAGCCGAAGCTGCCTCAGTTTATTATTTTTATTATCGTTATTATGCGAGGATGTTATCAACGCGGAAGATACGATAGTACTGGTTGGTACGTGCAGAAGCCAGACCGCTTGATGGAGAAGCTCCAACGAATGGGTTTGAAACCATACCGTAACGAGTCTTGAATCCAATTTTTGGCTGGAATGTGTTCTCACCTACCGCACGAACCATTGTTAGTGGTACGTATGGGCAATAGAAGAGACCTGCATCGTATGGGTTTGTTCCCTTATAGCCAACGTTGACATAATCGGTTGTTGCATACGGATCAATGTAAACCCGTGTACGACCGTTAAGTACACCAGCAAAGGTATTACCTGTATCATCAACATTTAGTGTTGTTGACATTGCAGGTGTGTAGTCAAGCATACCAGATGATGACAGAGCAGAAGCAACATCTGATGAACAGATGATAAAGTTACCTTTACCCCGACGTGTTTCTTTGGCAATTACGTTTGACTCACGCTCGATCTGTACGATCAAGCCTTTAAATTTCTCAACTGACCACCGGCCATCAGCATCTGATGTCAGGTTAAACACACCGTTAATAGCAGTGTTTGCAGTTAGAGCACCAATCTTGGCTTGTGAGTTAACCGTACGAACAACTTCGCGGTTAATTTCAGCCATGATTTCAGTTGACAGAATATTAGCCAACTCTGTTTCAGCATCCAAGCCATGAATAGCTTTAAGATCCTGAGCCAGTTCCAGCGAATACTCGGCCTTCAGTGCACGGCTCTTGGCTGTGACTGTAGCTTTTTCAATGGTGAAACCCATTTCTGCAAAGTTTTCTCCAGAACCATCACCCAAGGCCTCTGCCTCAGCTGTTGTATATGGATCGCCTTTGTATGGATCAATTGCAGAGTCAGCAATTGTTGCGTCTCCGTCAGTATCGGATACACCAGTCAAGCCTGATGGGCCTGCTGCACCATTTCCAGTTGTTGCTGAATCACCTGAGTAACCAACTGCGGCCTCATTGAAGAGAGCCTCATCACCGGCAGATACACCAGCTTTGGTTGTTTCAAAGGTTGATTTCATTGCAAAGATCAAACCTGTTGGACCAGACATTGGCTGAACACCACACATGTCATAGGCCATAAGGTTTGGCATTGCACGACGTACAAGTGCAATCAGTACTGGATTCCAGTTCTGAACGTTACCACTTGCAACAGAGTTAGTTGGAGCAGCTTCGGTAAGCATTGCTTCTTCCCGGAAGGCAATCTCCTGGTTTTCCAGAATTGCTGCGGTAACAGCTTTTCTGTGATGATCTTTAATAGTGCCCGCTGACTCTTCGTTCAGTACCGGTGCCCATTTTTCGATCAACTTATCGTAAGATACAGTTTGCATTTTTTGGACTCCCAAAATTATTTGTTAGTTTTTTGGATTGCTGTTAGATACTGAGCCATTGTATCAGAAGCAACAACCGGTGTTTCATCACCATCGCTTTCTTCCTCAATGTCAGCAGACTCAGTTACTTTTTTGGTAAAGTATGATTCTTTGACTGTGGCAACCTTTTTAGCAAAAGTCTCCTCATCTTCAAATTCTACATCTTCAACCAAATCTTTGAGTTTTTCCACTTGTGTTTCAGCAAGATCATCTGAAGCCTCACGGATAATTTTTTCGCGTGATAATACTTCTACTTTTTCTTGCATTTCAAGTGACCTGGCAATTGCAGTATTGTGTGCCTCTTCGAGTTCTTCAATTTCTGCAGCCAATTCGTCAACTAGGTCAACCTTTGATTCTGGAACCTCAATGTATGATTCAGTAAACAGATCCTTAAGACTGTTCATGAACTTTTCTGCGATTTCAGTACGAAGGCCAGTTTGGACGGCAAGTTTATTTTCTTCCATCCAATTCTCAACTACGTAGTTAAGATAGCTGTCGACTTTTTCAACAAGTTCAGCTTTAGTAGTAGCAACTTCTTCAGCCAGTTCCTCGTTGTATTTTTCTTCAAGACGGTCGATCTCTTCTGACAGCTTTGATTTAATTGCTGCCTCAAAGATAACCTCTGCCTTTTCCTTGAACTCTTCGGACAATGTAGCTTCTTCAGCGACCAATGCATTTAGGTCATCTTTGAAATCTGCATTATATTCAAGTTCAGGTGCTTCTGCAATTGCTTCACCATCGAATGTATCTGCATCTGTACTCTGCATTAGAGTTGACAGAACACCAGAAAGTTTTTCCTTTGGCATACCTTGCATTGCACCAACCGCAGCCGACATCATAGCTGCTTTGGTTTTTGGCATTGGATCTTGTTTCATATTATCACCTTTACGTGCAGGTGCGCGCTTAACTCCATCATCAGCTTTGGCTACAGCCGCTACTGATTGAGCTTCAGCATTTTTTGGATCGTGAGCCATTGCTTCTTCCACGACATCGTTGTCATCGTCATGGAGTTCAATGTCCTGATCTTCAACTGTTTGATCTTCAGTCATTATTGACTCCTTTATTTAGATTTGAGCAACGAGAGGAAATTTTTGAACTCACGAACCTCTGTTTCATACAGATTTGCACGCGGAGCCTTTTTAATTTCAGTCTCTATCTTTTCAATTGCCTGAGCCTCTATGATACCGTTGTTCCATACCCATTCAACACCTTCCATGACCCCATTAACAAATGCGCTAGGTGCAGATGGATCTTGAACAATATCTACTGCATTGAGTAGAAAGTCTGGTTTAACAACCATTGCGTTACCACGATTTTCAAGGCTTCCCATTCCACGAGTTGATACGCCTAGTTTGACTCCTCCATCCAACAAACCTTTTACAATTTGTCCCATAGGAGTTTCCAAAATAGTCGCCTTACCCACAACATCGTTACCTTTCCAATCAAGGTTTTCGATTTTGTGAGAAACTTTATCTAGATTAACGGTAGGTCCTTCAGGGTGATTTAATTCACCAACAGCACGACCTTTTGATACCTGTTCGCCAACATATTTGTCAACTGCAGATTCCATAACATCGCGTGGATATATTCTACCGTTTCGATTCTTTTGTTCGGCTGACATGAATACACCTTCAATGGCATATGTTTTACCACCTTTTTCATTGGCTTCTGTAATAAATTCCAATTGATCTTCGGTATATTCAGAAATCAGTTTCATTTTTTAATTACCTTTATGAATTCCATTGCGGCCTTTTCGGCTTCTTTTTTAGATTTATAACGATCAAGTCTATCACCGTCAATATATGTAACAAACCCGGTAGGTTCCTTATAAATTGCAACTTGTATTTTACCTATCTTTTTATTAACCAATAATTGGCCAGATGGTTTTCTACCAGTTAATTCTCTTAATTGAAAAAATGTTTTCATTTAATTTCTTATTATTTATAAGTTTTTGTTTTTTTATTTTAATTATTTTTCATCTTCATAATCAATATCATCTTCATCATCTTCTAACTCTATTCCTTCATCTTCATCATATTCGTCCTCATCATATTCGTCCTCGTCGATTTCGTCATCTTCCTCTTCATCCTGTTCATCGGATTCAAACTCCCCCTCTCCTTCAAGGTCAAGTTCGAGCTGTTCGTCTTCAGATGGATCGAATTCTTCTTCATCATCTTCAACTCCATTATAGATTTGATCTGCAAGTCTAATTTGTTCTTGATCAAGTACATCATTTAATTTAACGGTCATTAATTCACCAAATAGATTATTTGCTTGTGAATATTCTTGATCCATTGCATGTTGAATCATATTTTGAATTTCTGCCGTTGGTAGTTCATTTGCTTCTGGTTCTGGCGCCATTACCTGTGCTTCTGCTTCACTCATTGTCATCTCCTGCTTGAGTCATTTCATCTTGTTGTGGTTGTTGTTCTGGTTCATCATTTGGTTCTTCTTCTGATTCACCATCAATTTCCTTTTTCATATTCTCAATATCTTCTTCAGAAAGCATAAGAATATGCTTTTGTACCCATTCCTTTGAATAATATTCACCAACATATTGTTGGACCATATCTAATGTTTGCACACGTTCCCTTAATACTTCAATATCACGCATTTCTGTAAAGTGGTTATCCTTTACAAAGTCTACTGTGATATCATTTTTCCATGATTCCCAATCCTCTTCAGTACAAATGCCTTTTAAAATTAATTGTTTTTTCAAAATACCATAAAATAGATGAGCAAATCTTGTACGTAACCTATCAATAAATTTTTGGAATTTTAATTCATCTCTGTTAACCTCTGTTGATCTGCCGAGGCTAAATTGTGCTTCTTGCTCTAAACGATTAATAGGTACATTAAGTGATCTGTAAACCTTTTTCTGGAAGAAAAGCACATCTTCAATTTGGCCTAAATTTTCACCACCGGCAAGTGTAGATATTTCAGTTCCTCTACCACCTTCACGACGTGGTAACCAAAAGTCCTCAAGCATTGACATGTGTTTACGATCATCTCGTATTTCACCGGTCTTTGCATCGTATACAAGTTTATTACGATACTTGGCCATAATGTCTTTCATATATTGTTCTGCCTTACCTCGAGGTAAGTTGCCAACATCAATATAAAAAATTCTACGTTCCGGTGCACGTGCAAGCCTGTAAATAACCAATGCATCTTCCATCATGCGTAATTGATTAATTGGTTTTAAGGCTTTATGCAAAAATGAAATAATTTTTTTACGATCTTCAGATAACAATCCGGATGTGACATAACTTACCGAATCGTTTGTCATTTTCACGCCATTTGTGGATGAACCTGGTTTTTCTTGATATATAAAAAATTCCTCAGTGTTTTGTATAATATCGGCACCTGTAACTGGATCCTTTTTCTTTTTTACCTTTTTGACTTTGCGCATTTTTGCAGCATCAATAGGTCTAATTTCAACAATTCCTTCCTTAGGATTTGATTCATTAATTATTAAATGATGGTACATACGACCGTCTACATACCAACGTCGGAAAATGTCATGACCTAATTCTTTAAAATTAAGCATTCCATATATTTTATCAAATTCTTCTTTTATTGTCTTTTTAATTCTATCGGGAGCCTCAACATCCTCAAGATTAAGATCAAGAGTTTGTTCCAATTCGGACCCTGTAATTGATTCATTTACAATATCTTCAACTGCCATATCAACTTCTGGATGCATGGCATTACCACGATATTTCATGATTAATTGATAGTTGTCTTTGGAATCATCATCACCTAAATTGAGATACTGGCCATAATGTGAACCAGATGCAGTGGCATAGCTACCACCTTCATCGTCTCTTGGCGGAACTATGGAAGGCGCTTTATCATCTTCCTTCTTTTTGGCACGTTTAATTTCAAAACCAAATAATTTAATGCCATCTTGTCCTGCGTATTCAGCCATATTAAATCCTTAAATTAGAGTTAGGAGCCGAGCGGACTCGGCTCCCTACTATTTATTTAGTCCGTAGTATTTGACTCAAAGTACTGGTATGCCCAGGTACAGGTAAATCTTTCAATATTATCATTGTCTGCATATGACAATGCAATTTCTGAAAGGTCTTGAGGATATGCACCTCTAAAGGTGTATGTCTTCAATGTATCACCATTTCGGTCAAGTTGTTCTACTTTCAAGTCTGCTTCGTAAGCAATTGGTGTTGTAAGTCCAGTATTTGCAGAATGTGCATTAATACCATTCATCCAACGTTCAATTGAATCGCGAATAGCAAAATCAGTATCATTAATGATTGTTGTCGCCCATTCAGCAAATGTACGATCACCAGCCATTTTTAGGATTCTTCCACGGAAGAATACTGGTATGATACCAAATGTTGATCCCGGTAGTGCAGCTGCCTCACATAAAAAGGATGTGAGTTCAGGATCTCCGTTTGCAAAACCTGGATAGTTAATTGTTACCTTAAAGAGGTTAGGGCGTGCACCGCCACCTCTCAGTTTCGATTTAAAATCATCTACGCCGAGAACAGCCATTTTACCTTACCTCCTTAAACTGTGCCTACAACTTCTTCAAAGTCAACACCTGTTCGAACAGCCACAAAATTCAATGTGACAAAGTTAATCGAACGTGCCGGTTTGATGAAGATGTTTGCGATGAATTCATTACGATCGACAACAGCTGGGGTATTATTTGTTTCATCACAGACTACACGGAAGTCTGTAATTCCACGTCTACCTTGAACCTCACGGAGTACAGGCTCTACAATATTTACAAATTCTGCACGAGTAAATTCATCGTTGAATTCGAACAATACTTGTTGAGCTGCTCTACCGATTGCCCTTTCCAGAATAAGGAACAGACGACGTACATTAACTCGATCAAATGCGGACGGACGTCCAAGCATTGTCTTATCACCGTACAGAAGAGTACCTTGTCCAGGAATATTGGCAATAGGATTCACATCAGCTTTGTACAATTGATCTCTTTGTGACTTGTTTGGTGTATATGCCAAACCAGTAATTCCGAGATACTGACCACGTCTTGAACCTGCAGGTGAGAACCATGGGGCCCTATTAAGATCAGTAAATGCACAAATACCTGCAGTCGATGATGCCGCAGGAATGTGAATGTAACCATCGTTGTACTTATCATAAACTTTTAGGAAGTTATTATCAGCAACGAGGTATGATGAATTTGTAAATGCATTTGCAGTTGCAATGATATTAGTTGTAATATCAGCTGCACTTGTTAAATTAACCACATCATCTCGTGCCGGTGAAGCACATACGATACAGTCTTTACGAAGTGCTTGAGCTGTAGCAACCAAATCGTTTACAACTGTTGTTTGGTCCGTTGTTGTTATCATGCTTGGTGAAATAAGGAAATCAATTTCAACTTGATCTTTATCTTCAAAAAGATCATAACCACTTAATACTTCAGAAGTTGTAAGTGATCCTGAATTTTCACCTTTTAATAAACTATGATTAATAATAGCAGGTGAACCCATGGAGAAATTATCACCACTGTCTACTTGTGTTGATGCTCCTGCTGCCTGGTAATCGGAATCCCATCCAACCATATGAATATACTCTGAACGTTCGTTAACAATATCCAAAGCATAGTTTGTAGTTCCATCCGGATTTTTTGCATCTGATGCAATTGATACAAAAGGATATGTTTCCAAAACCGTACCTTTTGTTCCAGTAAATTTGCCATCTTGATCGACAACTACAATATGAATTTCATCATTTGATGCATTACGATCTGATGCATAATCGGATGTTGATGGGGCCTTGTCAAATTCATCCTTATATGCCCAGTTATTAAACTGTGTTGCATTTGATGGACAAATCTGAACTTGTAGTGAGTTACCAAGTGCTCCTGGGTATCTCCCAATAATTGTGTGTGAATCTGAATCTAGTGCGGATTGTTGTGCATCAAAATCTGCATCGTTCTTAACAAATTCAGTAGGTAGTGTACCGTTACTATCTGTACCTAGTTGTCCTATTGGTGAACGAGCATTTTTGGCCGCACTTGTTGCTTCCCTAACCACTTGTAAACTACTTGAATAGCGTAGAAAATACTGAGCAGAGTGGAAGTCAATGGTCGACGCTGAGTCTGGTGTTGCAAAAGTATCAACAAGAGTTGCCTCATTGTTAATTAATACCCTTTCTGCAACAGGTCCCCAGCGGAAGTTACCTACAATTGCGCCAGTAGTTGACTGTACGTTTGGAACGCCACCAGTCAGATCTATTTCTTTGACAACAACCGCAGGACTTGCTGACGGTGTACCTAATGCCATTTTGGTTCTTCCTTTTTTTTAATGATATGTGATCATAATACGGTTGTTTTCAATATTTGCTATTATTTATAATACTAATAATCCTTACCGAAAACCCCATCATGTCCTGCTAAATCAGGATCGAAGTCCTTAATTTGCCAAGTATCCTTTTCAGATCCTTCTAGCACTTCCATATGATTTGATGCATCATCTATAAATCCAAACGGTACCACATCATCTTCAATTTCTTTCATTTTTTGTTTAAATAACATATCCTTTAAATTAATATCTGTCATATCACCAAAGTATTGTGTGGATGCAAAATATCCAAACATAACTAAATTCATCATTAAATCATCATGGTTACCATCTGTTGCCTCATATGATTGCCCTCTAGCTTCGAATGTAGAAATTTCTAGTATTGTTTGTTCATCGACAACATTAAGTTTATTTGATTCCAAAATATCTTTAATTGCAGAACACCCAAGACGTTTCGTTTTTCTAGTTATTTCAATACCAATTGCATTTGCCTTAACAGCAGATTCAACGTGTACATTTTCGTATTCTAAATCATGATATAATCCATTACATACTAATGACCCTTGATCATTTGACTCAATTATAACGTATGATTCGTTGTAGCTTTTTGCGTACTTATATATAATATTAGGGAAGAGTAATGGAGAGATAGTGTTGTTGCGATATACAGCCACCTGCTCAAAAGGCCTAGAGCTAATATCGATTAAATTAAATGTAGAGTAATCCTGTCCTCTTCCCTTGCTTACATCAACTGTCATTATATAATCGTGTTTATTAATAGGTTCCTTATATATTTTAAAAGATCCACCTTCTAGTGTTTTAATAGGGTCCTTTGCTCTTAACGACAATAAACAGTCCGCGGATACAAGTGTATCACCTGTTCCAAAAAATGTATTACCAAATTCCTGATCAAACTGTAACTGACTGGTATTTGAAATAGTTTGTTTTTTCCAGTTTTCATCACGGCCTGGTACATCCCACCAATCAACTCTAAATGAATTAAATTCATTTACACCCTGTATTGCCCCTTCCCATATTTTATGAAAAGTGTTGCCAATACCATTGGCGGTAGATGTAACTATGATTTTTGTACCCGTTCCAGCTGAAATAACCGGATATGTTGACGTATAAAATTCTGCAGCTCGTTCGACGAATGCAAACTCATCCAAGTAAAGCAAGCTAACAGATAAACCGCGAATAGAGCTACCGGAAGTCGCCGCGGCGATGATACGACTATTATTAGAGAATTCCAAAGATCCTTTATTAAGTGCCTTCGTACCCGGCTGTAAAAAGAACGGAATGTTCTCCAACATAAGCGTGACACGAGATAACATTTCCCTAGCAGTTGCCCCTTTGTTTGCAAGAATCGCAACTGTTTTTTCCGAATTAAATAATGCATACCAGAGAAGGTACGCGCACGCGGATACCGATTTTCCCGATTGTCTGCAAGCCAGTACAATGTTAAACCGATGCTCATTAAATGCCTCAAACATTTTTTCTTGATAAGGATACAGTTCAAAAGGTACGAGACCTTGATCCAATGATATAATTTTACAATACTGTTTTGCAAAGTATGACGGTGATTTCATGCATTTTGCATATTCCCGAACCATTTCATCAGTCCAAGATTGCAATACACCATCACGTTTTACATTAGGATTCCCTAGATATGTCTGCGTCTGGTGTAACATCAATTATATTTTCATCTTGTTGTAATAATTTTTGTAGATCTGCAGTTGAACCTAAAAACACATTATTGGTTGTATTCCCAAGTTGTTTAGGTTCCTCATCACTTTTATTAATGTCTTTTTGTTTTTTATTTAAATCCATTAATTTATCATTTACATCTGATATATTTTTAATCATACCAGATAGGACTTCATAGGCTCTTGGATGCTCGGATGATCTTGCAACCTCGATCATATCCTCCAGACTTTCACGACCTTTTTCTATTAGGTCGTAATATGTTTGGCGGGAATAATCATAATCATTTTTGATATTTTTATTATTTTCATTCATCACTATATGCGGCTATTGTACCGTAGTCTCCATTAAGTGCGTTATTATAAAGTGTTTGACCATGTACTTCAACATCATTTGCCATTGCAGTAAATGGTGTTGTTTCTTCTGGTAAATGGGTAAAATTCACATCTAAGTTAATCATAGTTTGATCACTGTCTGCCCATCTAGGATTTGCTACTGTTGTCCATGTTATTGCCATTTTAAGATACCCTTACAAATAAATTTAAACCATGACCTTGATAAGGTTTTTGTCCACCATTGGCTGCATGACCCGGTCCAAGGTTTTTCCATGTTCCACCTGGTGATGCTTGTTTATTACCAGTGGCTCTTTTAAATGACACTGCAGTGAACTGAGTATTTTGCCCGACTCCATCATTATATAGCGCACTGGTGTTTACTGCAAATTGATTTATTCTATGCCCCGATCCGTCACTACTTCCTCCAACACCATACTTTAAATTTGATCCGGCAATATTACTTCCAACTGCTGCCGATCCGCTAGCAACTATAAAAAATCCTAAGGATCCTACCGTACCAAACGATGTACTAAATGCTGCGCCGCTTTGCGCGAGTGATACAACTCCAGATGATACATTAAAGTCAGATGAATTAAAACTTGCAATACCTTTTGTACTAGTCGATGCATCAGGTGCACCAGTATAAATGAATGTTCCTAATGTTTCGTTATACGTAAACGAACCTGCACCGCCATTATCAATTGCACTAATTCTTGTACGTACTGCAGAATCAGTAAGTGTTACATGTCCGTTTGTATTTACATTAAAATCATCGGAATCAAAGGATGCCACACCAGTTGAATCTATTTCTATTTTTCCTGCAACTCTACCGCCAGGGCTATTAGGATTAATTGTGACATGTCCGTTTAAAACTATAAAGTCTTCACTGTCAAACGATGCCGTACCATCACTGTTAATAGAAGCCAATCTTTCAATCCAAGATACATGACCACTATCATTAACAGTAAATCGTGCAGAATCAAATGAAGCAAGACCTACACTATCCGTACTAGCAAAGAAATCATTACCTCTTGCACCACCCCATATAGAATCAAGCATAACCATGACATCATCGGAGTCAAAGTAAATAGGAGTGCCAGCCTGTTCAAGTCTAGTAACCCTACTGTTTAAATTAAAGGCTTCAATTGTATCAAGTCGGCCGTCTAGATCTGTAAAATTACCATCCAGTTCTGCAAAGGTTAACTCACTACCTTTTATAAGCCGTAGTACAATAGGCATTTCTAACTCCCTTCAGGTGGTGGAGATACAGTGCCAAATTCTCCATTCATAGCTCTTGCGTGTAAATCCCTACCATGTGGTTCATCGTCATTTGCACTTGCTGTGAATGGAATCCATTGGTCATTTATATGATCAAAATTAACTTCCATATCAATATCTGTATATGATCCGTCAGACCACTGTAAATTTCTAACTTCTGTCCATGTAATTGCCATTATGAGATCCTTTGAAATAATCCGTAACCAGTACTACCTGTATTACCACTCGTAAACCAGCCTGATTTATAACCTACTACACCAGGTCCTAAATTTCTCCATGTGCCAGACACTCCTGCTGCAGTGCCATTACTCGAGTTATAGCCTGGAAAAGTAGCTACGCCTACATATACCGAACCTTGCGTGCTAACATTACTACCTAATTCTTTTCTAAATCCGAAACTGCCAGTATTATTTTTATTATTTCCATATACTAATTTACTTCCTGGTACACTATCACCTGGCGCATATACTTGACCATTTGACATACCACTAGTTTGTAAAAACATTATAGAACCTACAACATTGATACCACTACTTACTGGTATACCACTGCCACCTGTTGTTGCAATAACACCATTCGTAATACTAATACCTGTACCGGCAGAAAAATGTGCTCTTACTTCAGATGCACTAGGTCCAGTGTATGTGAATTCACCGGTAGTTTGATCATATACAAATGATCCATCCCCACTCGCATCTACAGCACTAACTCTTGTCCTAACAGCAGAATCAGTAAGTGATACATGGCCATTAGTCGTTACATTAAAATCTGCATCTGCAAATGAAGCAACACCAGTAGAATCAATTGGTGTAATACCAGCCACTCTACCACCAGGACTGTTAGGATTAATTGTTACATGACCGTTTGTAACAACAAAGTCTTGAGAGTCAAATGAAGCAGTACCATCACTATCAATGGTTGCAAGTCTTTCAATCCAAGAGACATGACCATTTGTAACACTAAATCTGGATGAATCAAAAGATGCCAGTCCAATTGAATCCGTAGTTGCAAGAAATGAATCCACACCACCTGCCCAAATGGAATCTAGCATAACCATAACATCGTCAGAGTCAAAATAGATTGGAGTACCCGCTTGTTCCAATCTAGTAACCCGTGAGCCAAGATTTAAAGCTTCAATGGTATCTACACGATCATCTAAATCTGTAAAGTTACCATCTAGTTCTGCAAAGGTAAGTTCTGAACCTTTATTTAATCTTAATACTATTGGCATTATGAACTATCTCCCGCTGAAACTATTTCCGTTATAAATCCAAAATCACTATCTGGTAATCCTATTACAGACGTTGGATTTGGAGTTACAGTAACCCTTTCTAAGTATATATCTGAATCATTTAAACCAGCATTCATATTAAATAATTTTGCATTTGAAAGACGAATAATTTCTTTATTTTCAATATCCCCGTAAAACTGTACTTTCATTTCAAAAGTAATATTGTATATAATTGTTCTTCTTTGTTCAAGTGTACTTTGATAATCATCTTCAAATGTAACACCTGTAATTGCAATAGGTACGTCTTCAATAAAATCTGGATAAATGTCCTTAAAAGGATATATTGAAAGTGTATATTGTGGATTAAATGTTGGTAAAATTTGTTCCACTATTTGTAATGCATCATCTTGATTCTTTGCATATATGCTTAAAGAAAATCCAATATTATACGGTACAGGTGAATAAAATTTTTGTCTTTTTGATGGTGCAGATCCTTTTGTATTAAAATTACTTACCTTTGCCAACTGTCTTGTAAGGTCATATGATATATCTGTAATTTCAAATGACATTCTAGGTAATTTAATTGCAACTCTTGTATCATCTTCAAGACTTGGATTTTCACGGATCCTTTCCAAGTATTTTTGCCTAGGTGCATATGCCAAAGGAACCTTTAATTGATTTAAAACACCACCTGATGAATTTTTACGTATCACGTATAGATTATTAAACAGTCTGCCAAATATGGAAACCGATTTTCTAATCCTTTCGTGATAATAATGTCCACCAAACATTAATTTGCCTCCGGATCACCAAATGGATTATCTTCACTAAAGTCTAGGAAGTCATCCACTAATGAAGATGTAAATATATCATTTTGTTCCGTTTCACTTATATTATTTATTTCATTTACACCGGTAACTTGTAATCCTACAGATCCGGCCGGTAGTGTTTTATTTAACGTGATACCGTTAACAAATGTTCTAAATTCTCCATCATCAGCACCAACATGTGCTAAAAACAAATACCTACTTCCATCACTGTCGGAATCTAATTGATACCTTTGTACTTCACCTTTTATTTTTACACCAGATGCAAGTGTTTGAGTAATATCATCTCCAATTTCATATTGACTATCAAATGCTGCAGATCTACCACCTATTAATCTCACATTTGGTATTGAAGAATAACCAGAACCAGAATCCGCAATAATCAATCCTGTTACTTTACCAGATGCAGAATCAATCGTTGCAGCTGCAGTTGCCCTTTTATAGTCAAATGTTTCTATAATTTCTGGAGTTTGGCCAAAATAATAATCTGCGGCAGATTCGGCAAATCGATTTGATTGTACGTTATCGAATATAGGCTGTGATGTTTTCTTTGTAAAGGTAAAGTGGTCAACGTAACCAGTAAAACCTTTTGATGGAATTTTACCAACTCCTGTTGAAGTTGCAATAGGAGATGAATCATTTAGATCTGCACCAATTCTTATTATATCTCCACTATCATAAGGATAATTATTAGTAATTGCCAAAGTAAAATCAGAACCTTTTACACTATCCACATTTGGTCTAAAAACATTATTCAAAAGTTCAAAGTGTATAAAATTCCATTGATTGGAATCAAGTGCATGATTTGCATATCGTGTCTGTGTTATACCTACAGCATGTGAATCAGCAGCACCTGCAGAGTCAACTGTAAACGCCATACCAGGTAAACCATTACTGTCCATTACAATTCTAAAATCATCAGACCATGCTATTGTACATGCATGAATGGAAGTAGGTTTAATCCAAAATGCCAATTCCACCGGTTGTTGATTAATACCACCATATGAATCTGCAAGAGTTGCTACAACGGTAGTATCGGCTGAATCATGTACCAATGAACTAAATCCAAAATATGGATTTGCACTATCTATTTTTCCTTGAAAGTCACTATCAGACGGTATTGGAAAATCTATTACCACTGTTGGCGGTGTGGTATAATAATTGCCTGAATCAGTTAATGTTAAACTTGATACCTTTGCCATTATGTAATACTCGCCGTTGCTGTGGCAACCTTAGGCGCCAATAATGATACCCTGTATTGATATGCATAATCCCTTTCAATGGAATCAATAGTTGCAGTACCAGTATCAAAATCCTCTCCACTATATTCAAAGAGTGTGCAGCGCATTTTATAAACTGGAACATTTTCTATTTGATAAAACGGTTGTTCATGTTCAACGTGGCGTATTTCAAACATAGACTTGCTGAGAGGTAAATAAATTAAATCACCTTCAGTAGGTCGATCACCCTGTAACGAATTATCTGCTCTATTTACTTGTGTTGACCATCTAGATTTTGAAACAACAAATGTTGCCTCATCACGAATTTCCACTCCGAACCTTGTAAATAAATCACCTTCACCATCAAACCCTTCAGCATTTTCAATATACATTTCAATTTTCTGTGAATCGGAAAACGTAGATGATGGATCATCACCAAGCAAGGTGTCTTCATTTACAATTGTTCTAGGAAGATAATAAACATCTTGACCATATACCTTTAAAGCCTCTATAATGAGGTCTTCATATAGGTTGATCTCCGATCTGACCTTTTCAGAAAAATAAAAATTACGTGCCATATTAACCTACAAAAAAGTCAGCGGGAAACTCAAACTCATCTCTTATTCTTTGTCTTAGTGTTTCTATTTCTGAAGTTGCATCATCATATAATTGTCTACCGTTTAATATAACACCACCTGGCAATTGTACACCTTCAAACTTAATTAAATTCATACCCCATTGTTGTTTAATAAGAGCAGTGGCATATTCCTTTAACCATAGGTCATTATATATTGAGGTATGTGTATTTGGATCTAAAGTTGTATATACTTCTGCAACTAAATATTCTCCAGCCTTAATATCCTCATCTTGAAAATCCCCAAATATATAAAGTCTGTCTTGATGTCTGGAAAATTGTGTTTGTGGATGTCCATTTAATTTCATATCCAATAGTGACAAATATTGTTGCATTTGTTCATAATAAGCCAACCCACCAGCAAATGTGGCAAAGTCAGCAATATCATTTAACATCATTTGATATTTAATATCAAAAAAATTAAAGGAAGTTCCAAATGAAGAGGACATTGGAAATAATTTAGTAATGTAAAGAATATCAGACGATATTGAAATATATTCATTTGCAACATCAGTAGATGTTACCAAATGTTTTAAATAAGTACGGACAGTAGCATCTGAATGATACTCTTGATAATACTGTAAGGCCTCGTCTATACGATCTTCAATCTGGTCTTCATCAACGTTGATTTCCAGTACTGGATCACCAAGGCGACGCTTACAATAATCTATCAGCGTATCTCTGGAATTAGGTGGTGCCATAAAATAGTCTCCGACTTTTAAAAGTGTATGCTACTATTTATATGGTTTTTGGATTACACTATCCTTCAAAAGTTGCAGTTGGTGCAGTAAATGATGAGGTATATCTTGCAAACCCTTTGGTAACTCTTAAATCCTGTATATATCCATAAAAATATCCAGCGCCGCCATCCCAAGTGGCCCACCCAAGTCTGCAACCGCCATGAGCCATATTATAGGCTCCGGTATATGTTTGTGTATCTTCTAGTGCACCATTTACAAACATTCTAAATGTATTACCTGATCTTGTTATTGCATAGTGGTGCCATAATTCATGCAAGAAATTATTAGTAGAATGCATAAACGGATCTCCGTTATTTCTACCTGATGCTCCATTTAGTCCAAACCAGAATTTAGTACCATATCCTATATTATCAAATCTATGTCCACTTGCTCCGGAATTCCAACCTGAAGTACTTGATATAAAGCTAGGATAATTTTGGTTTGTCATTTCAGGACGTACAAATACCTCAATGGTAAAATCTTGAGTTCCAAAATTTATTAAATCCACCATTGGATCACTGGAAGAAATATCAAAATAATCACTATTGCCATCCATATACATTGCAGATGATGATGTGAATTTCCTTGTAGTATTACTTGCAGCTGCTGTACCAACTGGTTTTATTCTTATTCCAGACCCTTGGTCCCAAGTGCTATGTTTATTTGTCATTGTAAGGACTTCGGTATTTGTAATTGCAGTTAAAGGTGCAGTCGGTGGTGTGAAGTCTGCTGTATAAACTGCAGTACCTTTAACAATTCGTAAATCTGCCAAATATCCCTTACCATAAGAAGTTGTGGTTTGTCTACTTCTGAAAACTCGTAATGCAGTAAATGGATTGTTAAATTGTGCAGATGCATCAATAGCAGTATCTGGACCTTTTTTACCATTAATATAAATGTTACCAACGTTTCCGTTCCGTACATATGCTACATGATTCCAAGTTTTATCATAGCAAAATTCAGTCGTTGATATACGTGTAGTCCATGTGCCGCTAAGGTTGGTATTAATATGCGGTCTCAAATATCCAGTAGATAATCCGAGATAAAACTCACAAACATTATTACTTGTATTTGTGGCATTTGTGAATCCAGCCCAAAGGACTCCATTTTGTGTAGGCGTTGTTGGATACCACCACACCTCTACAGTAAAGTCACCTGTTCCAAAATCTGCTGCAGTGGAAGTCTCGATATCCAAATAATCACTTGTTCCATTAAAGTGTACCGAACCGCCATGACTTGTTTTCACATATGTGCCTTCATGGTCATAAGGTGTATATCTTTTGGCCTGTGGTGTGCCGTTAACGGTAAGTGTATAATCGTTGGCAGATCCATCTCTAATATACGGTAAGTGACAAGCCAATAATTGTGTACCACTAATTGCTGTAAGAGGTTCACTTGGTGCTGTGAAATTTGAGGTATAAACTGCAGTTCCTTTTACGAATCTTACATCTCTTAAATACCCAGTGTAAGGTTGTGTTGCATTTCCTGCAGCACCGATATAAAGAGCAGATGTGCCGCTGTAATCTGTACTATCACTTGTATTCGTATGAATTGCAGTGCCGTTAATAAAAATTTTAGTAGTTGTACCGCTTCTAGAAACAGCTAGATGATTCCAAACATTTGCACTAAATTGCCCACCAGCGGATTGGTTTGTGAGTGTATTACCATTATATGTTGTTACTGTACCTGCAGAACCATAACTTAATATAATACCAAATCCAGTTGTTCCAGTATAACTTGAATATGGATCCATACGAGTACTAGCATTAGCAGTATAAAACCAAAATTCTACTGTAAAGTCACCAGTTTCTGGCAACATCTGTTCACTGCCATTGGCAATTGTTATCCAATCACCAGTACCATCAAAATAATAACTGTATCCGCCAGGGTGATATGGTGAAAATGCACTAGATGTTACACTACCATATTCAGTAATGCTAGTAGAATTTGTAGAGGCATCAACCTGATTATCATTACTGCCAGTATCCGCTTTTAACAACATAGTTGTATATTGAGAATATTGTATTGCAAAAGTAAGTGTGAGTGTTGAGGTACCTGTACCAAAACTAACTCCATCAGATGCCTTAAATGTAAGGGTGGATGTACCATCAAAATTAAGTGAAGTTGCCGAATCTTTAGATCTTGGAGTAATAGTAAACACTGAGGAATCTTGAGATAATGTGGCCAATTTAAAGAAATCGCCATCTGATTCTACACTAAATATTAATCCAGCCACAGCATTATCTGAATCTGTGGCAGTTAATGTAATAGTTGTAGCCGATCCTTCATTATCCAATTCTATCACGCCACTTGGACTAATGGTCAAAGCAGGATTTGCATTCACTAGTGCTACATTGTACCATCCGGATCCATTTGAAATATAAAATCTACTTGTGTTTGTAACGTATGCTTGATCGCCTGATGTAAGTCCAGTTGATGGTAAATTTTCTTTTGTTGCATATACTGTAAGACCGCCGGCAACTGCAGAACCGGTTCCGTCAATAAGTTCGGCAAGATTTCTATTTAAGCTTTTACTCATGCGAGATCTCCAAAAGTTACTGCTTGATTGAGTACAGCATCAATAACTCCACCGTCATAAGTTGAAACAGAAAAGCCTGTTGTTGCAATGCCAATTGTAAGGCTACTATAAGTTGTACCTACACCAACGTCAGATGCACCTCCAAAATTATCAGTTGATGCATGATTATTAGAAACAGCTAACGGTGCGTGTGTAGTATTGCCCATGTTATTAGTAAAAAGTAAGTGATACAAACCTGTTCCTACATCTGTTATACTACTTCCGTTTAAACTATCACGCAATGAAGGTGTGCTTGTTCCATCAAAATTAGACCAATATTTTGCACTACCATTCACAACAAAAGTAGAGGCGATCGTATCTCCGGCAGTATCTTGTATGGTTCCTACTGTAATTTTTCCGGTCATATTCTTATCCTAATTTATAGATAGTCCAGTTACCAACTGCGGCCGCAACAGTGGCACCATATATTTGCACAGTGACATTAGCACCACCCGCCGCTGTAATTTTAAGTTCATCGTTCTCCGAACAATCTAAAATACAGGATCCAGCTCCTTGAGACCACGTATTCACAGTCG